ACTGGCCGGGCCCGGCGGGCCGGACGAAGAGCCGAAGCTGGAGATCTACGCTGAGTGCCTGCTCCGACTCATGAGCACGGTGCCCGGCGAAGTCAACGGCACGCTGGTGCTGACAGAGACCCCGATGCTGGGCGTCTCTGACCTGATGATTACGTTCATGCCTGAGCTGTCGCCCGAGCCTGACGCTATGCCGGCGCAGACGTGGGACGCTGAGGAAGAGGAGGTCGTCATCGATGAGCAAGTCGGCAGTGTTTCTTGATATGGACGACGTTCCGCACCTGAGCGACACCGAGAAGAAGAAAATTCTCGCTGGGATCCCGCCGTGGCAGTTGCAGGCGCGCAAGTCTGGTATCCCTGGTCACGGTGTCGGCGCGATCTACCCGATCCCCGAGAACGTGATGATGATCCAGCCGTTCGACATCCCGCGGCACTGGCCTCGCTCGTACGGGATGGACCCGGGCTGGAACTGCACCGCGGTGGTCTGGTTCGCGTGGGATATCGACAACCCGTTCAAGGACGCGCAAGGTAACACGCGCCACCCCGCGGTGGCGTACGACGAATACTACCGCGGCCAGGCCGACCCCGCCGTGCACGTCGCGGCGATCAACCGCCGCGGCTCGTGGATCCCTGGTGTGATAGACCCGGCCGCGCAGAAGGCGCGCGGCACCGACGGTGAGCTGCTGATCGATACGTACTGCAACCTCGGGCTGAAGGTTACGAAGGCCGACAACACGGTAGTGACCGGACTGATCCAGACCTGGGACATGCTCTCGACACAGCAGCTGCGCATCTTTAGTACGCTGACGAACTGGTTCAAAGAGGTGCGCCTGTACCGTCGCGACGAGAAGGGAAACGTAATCAAGAAGAACGACCACCTCATGGACGCCTCGCGCTATAACGTGATGAGCGGCTACGAGGTGGCGAAGGCCCCGCCCGCGAGCGACGGCGGCCTACCGTGGTTCAGCTGGGTACCGGAGATGGCGACCCAGGGCGGCGTATGGAGTGGGTGAAGCCCATCGACCAGGTTAACTTTGACGCCCGCCGCCAGGGCGTATTTATGCTGGTGGATTTTGACGGTCGACGGCTACGTTTCTACGGGTGCAGTCAGGCCGCGATCAATCGAGCGAAGGACGCCACGAAAGGGCGCGGACAAGAGATGGTGAAATTTTTACTCGCACGCGCGAGCATAAGGGGTGAGACCACATGAGCGTTACATTGAAGTTGGTGCACGAAGAGGGTGTCCGTCTACGACAGCAGGCGGCCCACAAGATCGAGCACAAAGATGAGAAGACTGGGCTGTCCAGCGTCTCTGTAGACTGGCGCTTCGTGAAGCGGCCAGCGTCCGACGGCAAGATCGTTGAAGATTGCCAGCAAGACGAAGACCCGCGGCGCATCGACTCGAACGGCCGCAAAGCGAAGCTGGGCACGTACACCGTGCACGTTACGGCCGGTATGAACAACTTGATCGTTGAGCGCAAGGGCAAGGTCGCCCCGTTCAATTTCAAGAACCCAGCGATCCGCAATCAGGTCCGCGTTCAGTACCAGAAGCTGACCGACAGCGGACGAAAAACAAAGGACCAGAAGCCTGTGCACGAGTGGAAGAACGACGGGGCAGCGAAGTATATCCCGCCCAACACGTTCGACGGCGTCTTCGTCGGTGACGGGCAGCGCGCTATCGTGGACGAGATGCCAACGTAATGAACGCACTAGGCGGCGCCAGGGGGAATGATGGCTTCTAATTCTGGTGATAATTGGGATCTCGTGGGTGATGTGCCTGGGAAACCCGGCGCGCTCCCCAGCGTCGACGGCTTCGATATCGAAGACCAGGGCGCCCTGATGTCTCGCATCCGCACGTTTCATGACGATGGGGTCGGCGCCTGGGAAGAGAACCGGCGCATGCACTCGGAAGATTTGAATTTTATCTACAATGCGGAGGCGATGGGTCAGTGGGATCCGGTCGTGCTCCAGAACCGCCGCGGCAAGCCGTGCTATACGTTCAACCGGTGCCTCCAGCCCGTGAACATGGTGGTCGCTGATATGCGCCAGACGCGCCCCGCCGGCAAGGTGCGGCCCGCGTCTGACGGCGCGTCCGAGGCGGTGGCCGATGTGTTCGCCGGCCTGTGCCGCTCCATCGAGCAGTGCAGCCGCGCGGACCAGATCTACAAGGAACAGTTCAAGTTCGCCGTCGCTGGCGGGTTCGGTGCGTGGCGCATCATGCCGACCTACATGCAGGACGACGGCGAGGGCGCCTTCGACCAGGTGCTGCGCATCATCAACATCTCGAACCCGCAGACGGTGGTGTGGGATCCGCAGTGCGCCGACGCGTGCGCGGCCGACGCCAACCGCTGCATCGTCGCGGAGCGTATATCCGATGACATATACGATGCTTTATATCCGAACGGCAATAGATCCAGCTTCAATATGTCGCGCGACAGCTACGGCTGGTTCACCGACAAAGAGGTCCGGATCGCCGAATACTTCGAGCGCGTCCCGCGCGAGAAGCGTATCGCGAAGATGACCGACGGCACCGTGCGAGATTATGATGCCGACCTGAAGGCTACCGAGAAGCACCTCGACGACCACGGGCTCACGTTCGAGAAGAGCGGCGTCACACGTATCGCAACGAACAAGAAGACCGGCGAGAAGATGATCCGTAAGACCACGAGGTGGCAGGTCATGTGGGTGAAGGTCGACGGTGCCAACGTGCTCGACGGCCCGTACTACTATGATTGGAAGCGTATCCCGGTCGTGCGGTGCCCTGGCCGCTACATCAACATCGAGGGCCGCAAGAAATTCCAGTCGCTGATCCGCCACTCGAAGGACGCGCAGCGCAGCTACAACTCCCGCGCCTCGGACATGATCGAGCGCAGCGCGCTCCTGCCGAAGGCGCCGTACCTCGTGACCGAGGCTATGATCAAGGGCTACGAGAACGAGTGGAACCAGGCGAACGTTGCCTCGCGCCCGTATCTACCCTACAACGTCGACAAGAACGCAGAGGGCGGGATGCCGTTCCGCACGCAGCCGCTCGATCTGCCGCAGGGCGCGATGGCGCTCGCGCAGATGTCGATCCAAGACATCCAGGCCACCATCGGCTACTTCGACCCCGCGCTCGGCAACTCAGAAGACATGAACCGCGTCTCCGGGAAGGCGCTCGTGCAGCACACGAAGCGCTCCGACCTCGGCAGCTTCGAGTTCATCGATGGATTCAGCTCCGCGCTGCAGCTCACCTGGGAGATGATGGTCGACATGATCCCGCCCACGATGGACTCAGAGCGGGTCGAGCGTATCATCGGGCACGACGGCATCGAGAAGATGGTCGAGATCAACAAGGAAGACCCGGACTCCGGCGACATCATGAACGACCTCTCGAAGGGGACGTACGACGTCGAGGTCACCATCGGCCCGAGCTTCCAATCCGCGCGCCAGGAGGCGCTCGACACGCTGATCTCGTTCGCTGAGGCGATGCCGCAGGCCGCACCAGTGATCGGCGACCTGATCGCGAAGAACATCGACTCGCCAGACGCACAGGAGATGGCGAACCGCCTGCGGATCCCGCTGATACAGCAGGGCATCATCCAGCCGACCGAGAAAGAGAAGCAGCAAGGCATCCCGACGAAGTCGGCGGCGCAGCAGGCGCAGGAGAAACAACAGCAGCTCGAACAGCAGCTTCTGCAGAGCAAGGTCACAAAGATGGGGGCCGACGCCACCATCGCGCAGTCTCGCGCCCAGGCGAGCCCGATGGAGCAACAGAAGATCGGGTTCGAGACCGCCGGTAAGCACCTGGCGAACATCAAGCTGGCGCACGAGATAGGCGCCGATGCGCAGGACAGACAGTCCGATGCGCAGTCGGCGCAGATGGATCTCGCCGCCAAGCACGTCGGCAACCTGCAGGATATGACGCACCAGACCCAGCAGCATCAGCTGGACCAGGCGAAGCAGGTATCGCAGCATACGCAGGACCACGCGCTGCAGGAATCTCAGGCGCAGGCCGAACACCAGCGCGCTCAGCAGATGCACGAGGCAGAGATGCAGCGCGCCGGTAGGGCCCACGAGGCCGAGATGCAGCGCATGTCTCAGAAGCACGCGCTGACGCTGAAACATCAGAGTGAGCTGAACGAGCAGAAGGTCGCCGCCGCGAAGGCGATGGCCGCTGCTAAACCAAAGAAGCCGAAGAAAGCGGCTTGATTTTAATGTCTGGTGAGACCGCCTCGCGACGGCGTACGTCGTGTAATTAGGAGACAATCATGACCTTTACCCGTGCTGATTTGGAGAACTATGAAAAGCAAACGCCGAAACAGATTGACGACAAAGTCAACCCGTTCCGCGGTGCTACCCCTGCCCGTGCCGCCGACGCCGCCGCAGTAGCTGCGGTCGCCGCGGGCCAAGTTGATGCCACTCCGGGAGGCGGCGCTGCAGCGGCAGCCTCGGACCCGCTCGTTGATGACGATGCCCCTGTCGTCGACGAAGATGGGACACTCGGCGACCAGACCGACTCTGGTGAAGGGACTTCGGACGATAGCGCGGACTCGTCCACCGCGGACGTCGATCTCAGCGATGAAACAGACCCCAACACGGACCTGACCGGCGAAAGTGAAGTAGAGGCTTCACCCGCCCGCCCGGCACCGAAGAAAGGATCTGCTGAGGAACGCATAGTAGAGCTGAACGATCTGCTCGAAGGCACGAAGATATTTGGCAAGCACATGCAGAGCCAGCTCAAGGACGCGCTGTCCGAGCTGGAGAGGTTGAAGGGCGGCGGTAAACCAACCGACGATCAAGCCTCAGCTGCAGCTGCTCCCTCTGTTGAGAAAGACGAGCCGATGCCGGACCTAGCCGACGCGGACATCGCCTTCGACAACGACAAGTACCGTGCGAAGATGCAGAAGTGGTCGAGAGATCAGGCCAAGATCGCCGCTCGCGAAATAGTTCGCGAGATGACTGGGCAAGACGAGGCGGATAAGCGTCGCGCCTCTATCGAAAAGAAAGTCTATGATTTTGCAAAAACTCATAAAGACTTCAAGGCGGTCGTGACGAATAATCTGGTACTCGCAGCGAAAGAGAACCAGCTGGCGTTTGACGCTGGCGTCGCTGTCGCTCAGTCTGAGCACACTGCCCGGCTGCTGTATGAGTTTGGAAAGGATACCGCTATGGCGATTAGAACTGCCAGACAGTCTCCGGCCCAGCAGCTCATCACCATCGGGAAGATGATCGCGAAGATTGAGGCAGAGGCCACCACTCCAGGATCCAAGCAGAACGGCTCTAAGCCCAACGCGCAAAACGGGCAACAGAAGTCCATCACCAAGGCGCCTCCTCCGCCCACCCCGACAAAGGGTGGCGGCCGTGCACAGGCGCGCGACCCCGTCGACCCTAACATGTCGATGGACGAATTCGCGCGACAGCACAGAGGAAGCAAACAGTCAGCCCGCGAACAGCATCGCAAGATGCGCGGACTGAACTAAATAAAATCGGAAAGGAATAATGGCTAACTCACTAATCACCGCTCAATGGGTCGCACGCAAGGCGCTCGTCTTGCTGCACGCCAAGAGCAACTTCACGGGTCGCACGAACCGTGACTACCA